AAGTTACGTCATTATTGGTTGAGGGAGCTAAAAATGAAATTACATAAGAAGCTTGCGAAGCTCCTCCAGTGATAGAAATTGAATTTATAACTACGCTAAAGCCCAATAATGGAGTAATTGTGATAATGTTAGGATTCGTAACAACCGCAGTGCAAACCAAACCAGACCCAAACGCTTGTATTGCGGAAGCAATCGCTGCTAAAGTGGCATTGCTTGAAACGGCATATGAAATCGGAGTCAATTGCACTCCATTGATTGTCACAACAATGGAATTGCTAGAAACAAAAATTGCTCCCACATTTGAAAATGTAATTACAGGCAAAGAATAAATGAAAGGAACGGCATTTAACAAAACAGTATAAACATTGGTTGCCAAAGAATTGACTTTTATAGAAATGATATCAGCATTGGAAGCTGAAATTGTTCCTCCTGTAAGCGCGTAAAATGTGTTGTTATTTGAGGGAATCGATGCAAGAGAATTTTGAGGAATAAAAGTTCCTTCTAATCCTGAAGCAGTAGCGACAACACTTGTTTGAGTAGCAGGTAATCTAGAAATTCCATTTAGTTGGACTACATTATCAAGAGATACACCAGAAGCACTATTTGGATATTGTGAAAAATAAACATCTTCTAAATTTTCCCATAAATCTGCAAACACTTTAGCAAATATTCCAATTATTTGACCTGTGACTGATTGTGGATCTGTATTTATATCTCCAAAAGAAGCGATGAAATCATCTTCTAAAAATTGTTTTACATTTGCTAATCGAGGAGTATTAAATCCTTCTGGTGTCAATCCGTAGGGAATCATGGCAATATTTGCTCCATTTCAAGAGATCCATTTACACTAATACATTCGAAATTTACAGTAAATTTCCTACTTATTCCATCAAAATTACTTGAAAAAGAATTTATATCAATAATTCCTTCTGTATTTGAAATTTCATTTTTTAAAAAAGTTTCCACTTGAATTTGATTAGGATTTTTTATGAAAAAATATTGATAATATGGAATTCCAGCTAATATATCTAAAAACCATTCACCTTGCATAAATCTCAATCGAATCGCTAAATTTTGAGCAATTTGATCTACTCCGCCTATTGTAAAAAAATTGAAATCTTTAAAAATCAAATCGCCTGTTTTGGGATCGAGGGCAATATCTATCATGGGATTGTGCCTTTTATTAAATCCAATTGAGTTTGCAAAGCTAACCATTGCGGAGCAAACGTAAATGGAGATCCAACAACAGAAGTAACCGACGTTGCAAGAAGATTAAGCGTTTGTGACAAGATATCTAATAATTCCGTCGTTTGATTTCCTATTGCTACTTTGCTTGAAGTTTTTATTACAACATCTCCATTTTCTTTAATTGTAATATAAGAGCCTTTGTAAGTTAATAAAACATCAGAATTATTTTGCGATTGCGAAGATTCAGAAAAAGGAAATAAACCCATTATTGCAACAGCATCAGAAAGATCAAATTTTCTATTATCGTCAGGTGTTACTTGTCCTCCTACCGTTAACCAAAGATCCGTACTTCTTTCTATAAAAAGTAAAAGGCAAGTATCCCCTTGATTCACAGGAAAAGTTAAACTGGCTCCTCCTGACTTTGGGAAAATAACTGGAACATTTTCTAAAGGCAAAAAGGGAGTTGAAGTTCCATCTGCCCAAGCTTTATTTAAAAGCGGTTGAACTGTAGCTTTTTGTTTTGTGAAATCATATTCAATAATAGAAGCTGGCATTGCAGTATGAAGATTATTTAAAGAGTATCCAATTGCTAAATCAATAGCATCATTAAGCGTGACTGGATTTGGCATTAACTTACTCCTTCAGTTGCGCCTTGCAATAATTCCGTACATTCCAGTTGACTTGACCATACAAATCCGTATGTATCCCCTTCATGTCTTACGGTTTCTACTCTATACGGTCCTCTAAAATTTAAATGGGATGACGATAAATCAATTTTAGATCCCGGTAAAATAAAGGGATTTAAAGCGACATTTACTTTATAACCTGTATTTCTTTTATCGATAGATTTATATAAATCAAGTGATCGATAAGTATAACGTTGAGGAATTCCTTGCATTCCAGTTACCTGATTCACTTGAATTATTGGCTCTGAAATTGTTCCGTTTATTGGAATAACTTGTAATTGATTATTTTGAATGCTGAATTGAAGATTTAATTTGTTGCATACAATATTTAAAGCATCTTTACCCATTCCAATAAATTTAAATCCTTGACGATACACTAAATTATCTGAAGATGCAAATTCGACAAATTGAATTCCCATTTGAGAAGCTATTCCGCTGATTATTGTTCTAGCCGAAGTGTTTGCAGCATATGAAAGATTTACTCTTAATTGATTAAAATATTTTTCTCCGTCTCCACACTCTAATGTAGTCACAATTTCAGGTAAATCATATTGATGGCTAACGGTTGTTGTATCCCCGATAAATAAAACAGATGGGCCTCCCCCTTGATCTTCTTCTCTATAACCAGCATATAAGGTTACTTCATCGCCAAAATCTTTTAATAAATTCCTATTATCTTGGCTTAAATTCCATATTTTTATTACCGCTGAATTCGTTGTAGCGGATAAACTTTTAATTATAGAAAAAGAAATTCTTAATCCTTTTATATTAACAACGTCATAATAACCTGTATAATCAGAATTTACAATTTTTATTGATAATAAAGCTTCTCTATAAAACTTCATATAGATATTGCCGATAATTCATTTAATTCATAATAAATTAATTCTGTAGTTTGTCCCATATCAAAACGCATTATATCTGTCCATAATCCCAAAATATTTTGACAAATGATATCTCCTTGAGGCATTCCATTTATAGCAGAAAATTGTTTTGTCAAATTATAATTGGAGACTACTTTTATTCCTAAAACAATTGGATTATCATTTCTATCATAAATATTCATCACCCAATATTTATTCATGGCATTCCAACGAAAATAAAGAATAAAAATCACACTATTTAGAGTAATTTGAGCTTGCCAAGCTGGAGGTTCCTTAAAAGGTATTATTTGCATTATGCAAGTCCTAAAATTTGATTTAGATTGGTTAAAACATTAGGAACGATTGCTCTTGGAATAGTTGCCAACGATTGCACTCCCACATTCGTAGCTGTAGTAGCTTGATCTTTTAGACTGAATTGAGGATCATTTTGAATATAGGGAATATTTGTATTTTCTGCCACAATTTCCCTGGGGGTTACATCTTGAATACCCGCAAAGACATTTCTTTGATCTCTCAAAACTTGAATGGTATCATCAAAAACAATTTTTTGAAGAGTAATGTTAAATGTTAGGGTTTGACCTGTTTTAATTGTTCTAGGAACATCCAAAGAAGTTATAGCCATATTTCTATAAACTTTTATTCCTGTCACGATATCGACAACTTGCCTTCTTTCATGAATTAAAATCAATTGATTGAAAACAGCGACTGATCTATTAAAGGTAGCAAAAATATTTAAAGGAGTGTCTGAAACCAATCCAGATAAAATGACCACATCAGGCTGATTTATAATGTGATCACTAACGATTGTACCCGATTCAACAGGGTAATAAGTAACTTTTGAAGTGAATTTGTGTTCTTCTGAAACCATAGTGTCAAATGAAACCAAATTTATACCTGTTCGAATTTGATTTATTTGACTTTGAGCATACTTTCTTCCATAAATTAAACTTAATACCATTATTCCACCTGAGGATTATTGTTTATGACCTCGCGGACTTTTTCATCCCAAAATGAATTCATGGATCTTTGCAATTGCTCTGCCATAAATGTTCCTTGTTGTTCTGTTGTTCCCAAAGGCACATTTATTTCTATATTATTTGTATTATTGATATTTGCAGCATTATTTATATTATTTTGAGCTTGCATTTCAGCTAATTTTCTATTGAAATAAGCGTCTTCTTCTTCTACTTGTCTTTTGACTTTATCTAAATGTCCTTCATTTCTAAATCCTGCAAAAAAATCTTCAATCGCTGCATGTACAAAAGAAAGAGAAGAAGAAATTCCTTCGCTTTTTGTTTTTTCAATAAAAAGATTTGCTCCTCCTAAAGAAGAAGATAAAAAAGGAAGAGCAAATTTTGCTACATTCGTGGAAAATTTAGACCATTCAGTATTTAATTGATTAATTTGAGTTTTAAAAGCTCTTGCTGCTTCTCTTTGTTCATTTAAAACTTCTACCGATTGTTTTTCTTTTTCGATTAAAAAATCAAATTCTTTTTTTGTTAAATTTGCTAAATTTACAATCTCTTGAGCTACAGCAATATCAACTTTAAATATATTTTGAGCGATTCTTAATTTTTCTGATTCATCCGATTTGCTTTTTATATAAGCAAAAATATCATCTATTGCTTGTTTTGTTGTCGTTAATTCATTATTTACAAATAATCTTATCGCCCCTTGGGATTGTGTAACAAGAGTTCTAAAATCATTATTTACGCCTCTTGAAGCTTCTTTGATTCCAATGGATAATTTCTCGAAAAAACCTTGAAAAATTTCAGGTTCAACGTTGAATTTTTGAAAGACATTTTCTAACGCTTGTAAATCTTGAATTGCTGTTTTGGAAAAAGTCGCAAGAGCATTATTTTTTAATATTTTATTTGAAAATTCTTGAGCATAATCTATGGCTTTTTTAAATCCATAGGCAATGACTGAAGCTGCAAGGGCAACTCTTGATTTAAAACCAATAATAGAATTTTCAAATTTATCCAAATTTGTCTTGTCGAATGAAAAACCCAATTTTGTGACAAATTCTCTGGCAATAACCATCGTGACCTAAATTTAATTGAATGTCTGATAATATATATTATGACTATTCCGCATTGCCCTGTCATTACAATACAGGATATAGAAGCAATCCACACATAATCTTAAACCTCTATATTGTTTCTGCATAGTTTTAAGGCATCCGCAGTGCTGACATGTATTTCTGAACCGTTCCTCTTCTTCCATTTTTATTCGATTTTACCGTTATTTTTACCGTTATTTTTCGATGCCTCTCTTGATAGATCTAAACGCATGTCTAACAAAGCGTTTGCCCTCATAACATCATCAAGACTCCAATTGTTCTCTAAATCATTTAAAGTACTAATCTTTTCTAAAATTAATCGCCAAATCGGATATTCTTCTCTTAATTCTATGTGTAAATTCTCTTGGTACTTTGAATCGGTGCTTGATCCTCCGAAAATGATGGGAGTCCAATACCGATCATGGTAAAAAAATTTTCGTAATTTACCTCAATCACAAATAAAAGTAATTTATATACTCCTGCCATATCTCCGGCAAATTCCAAATCAAAAGTTGATGGGGTCAATTCAATGTTATTTTTTCTAACTCCTTGAATCAACTCCATGCAAATGGATTCAAATTGATTTTCATCTAAAGATGAACACATATTTTGAAATGAATTTGAATCTCCGCCTAAAAGCATAGATCCGAATAATTTTATCAATTTAGCTTTCATTTTCAACGCTCTTCTGGCTGGTAATTGAGTTACAGAATATACAGCGTTATCTATCTTTTTTTCTCTTGTTTCAATCATTTTTACCTTATGAGCCGTTATTAGATCCTACAAAAATATCTGCTTCAGCCATTGTTAACGTCCATTGACGATCGGTTATAGCTTTATCGAATGTTGAATTTGCATATTGAGTCACCCAAGCTTGACCAGCAAAATAAATAGAATTACCACTTAAATCTTTGACCAACACAGGAAAAACTCCTGTATTTGTTGCTTCGTCAACAGCCATAAATCCGCTCAAAACGTCATTTGATGGACTTGATTGTTTTAAAGTAAGAGTTAATGTTCCTGAAAAATCGTTTGTTTTTCCCCTTGTGACTAATCCATCAGCTCCAACTACAGTATTCCATGTGGGTTCATTTCTAATAATTTCAAGAAAAGTCCCATCTGAAAAACCGCTCATTGGCACTCCACCAATAGTGATAATTATATTTTTTGGATCGTATGTACGTACACCAGCCATTTTAAATCCCTTTTTTAATTGTTAAATCATTAAACAGACACTGTCCCAGTTATTTGAACCGCTTGAATTGCTCCTGCCAATGTCGCCTGAAATTTAACATTTCTTAAAATCCTATTTGCTTTATCAATTGCTGGAACGGCTGTTGCTAAAGGAACAAAAATTTGATATGCCGGTTGTAAAGCAATAAAATTATTGTTTATTCCTTGTTGCAGTGCTTTTCTTATTTGAGATTCAATGGCTGTTATTCCTGAATCAGTATAAGGAACTTTTGGAGAATTCACCAAAACGCTATAAACATACGTTTGAATGGTTGAAGTTAGCCAATCGACCCCTCTAATTATATCTATGTATTCTCCTTGAGCCATGGTTCCTCTTTGCGTAATACCAACTCCACCAATATATTCATAAGTATTGCAAGATTTAGAGAAAGCATTGTTTTCTTGAGTTGAACTTAAATTTGTATAGGAAATTGAATTTAAAGTTTTAAACATCCATGTTTCTGAACCTGGAACGAATGGAAGACAATTTCCAAACCAAGCGCATTCAGGAAAATCCACATCAGCATCTGGATGGTATAAAACAAAAGTTCTTACATATCCTGCATTATTAAATAAAGCAGCTATGGACGTTGTATCTACTCCAGAAGCTTGATTTATGATATTTAAATCGCTAGAAGAAGTACCAAAAATTTTGATTTGTGTTTCAATCCAAGCGGCA